GTCCAGCCGCACGATGGCCCAACGCTCCACGCTGCCGATGGCGTCGATCCACAACACGCGCGCCGAGCCGTGCGGCACGTTCAGCAGCTTGCCGGTGTCCGCGTCGATGATCTCTGCCCGGTCGTATAGTTGATCGGGATCGACCTTCAGGCGCACGGGCACGACGCCGGCGATGACCGCCAGGCCGATCTTGCCGTCCGCGATCGGTTCCAGCAGGACGGCGAACTTCCCCTTGTGTTCGTCCTTGGCAGGGACGACTCCCTCGAACGTCACCTGGCGCTTGAACTCGATTTCGTTGGCCGCCGGCAAGATGATCGGCTCGCTCAGGCCGAGGACGGCGAAGCGCCCCTGGTCCGCCCCCGACGTGTTCCGCACCTTGAAGATGCCGCTCTGCCGGAAGAACTGCGACGCGTCGGTGCCGAACACCTTGTGTTCGCGCACGGCGCGGGCGGCGTCGAGGAAGGCGTTGAACGCCTCGGCGGTGATCTCCAGCCGCTGGCCCGGCTGGACCTTTTTGAAGGCGTCGCCGGCCATCAGATGCCAATCCCCAGGAGTGAGAAATCCCCATACGGGTAAACCTGCTCCACGTAGACTGCCGCCGGTTGCTTGACCAGCACGTCTTCGTCCTCGGCGTCCTGGTAGCGGACCCAGAGGTACTCCCAGCCCTTCTTGTCGATCCCGGTGATTTCGCCCATCGTCAGGCCCACGGCGTTGGGACTGGCGGCGAAGCTGAAGGTGATCTCCCAGTCCTCCTGGCCGCGCTGCGAGCCGGACGCGCCCATGAACAGCACCTCGCCCGGCGCGAAGCCCTTGAATGGCGCGGCGTTGACCTTGCCGGTGAGGTAGAAGAGCGTTGCCTTGTACGCGGCGGTGATGAGCGCGACGGGGATGTAGTGCGTCTCCTTGAAGTTGTAAACCGGGATGGTGATGTCGGTCCCTTCGACCGAGTCGTTGTTGACGCCGATGGCCCCCTGGAAGTCGGGCGGGTCCTCGCCGGGCGGCGCGTAGCTGTTGACCGTTTGCAGGCTCTGCGTGATGTGAGTGGTACCGCCGCCGGTGTCGAAGGAGAACGACGACTCGCCCGGCTCCTTCGGCTCCAACTTGCCGTAGCGGACGGACACTTCCCACAGGCCGCTGCCCTGGTGCGAAATGTGGTAGTTCTGGAAGATCAGGCCGGCGTAGATGGCCGGGATCGTGGCCTCGACGATGACTCGGACTGCCGCGTCGTCTTCCGTGCCATCGACCACGTAGAGCAACTCCACGGACGGGTTCTCGACCCCGACCGTGGTCTCGCGGCTGTCGTACTTCTCGATGATCACCGCCATCGTTCGTCCCTCACGCGAAGACCAATCCGCCGTTCTGAGCCTCCCGCACCAGCTGGCCCGTGTTGCGGGCCACCTGTTCCGACGCGCGGGCCGTGCGCTCGGCCAGGCTGTCGGAGCCGAGGCCGGCCACGGCGAAGGCGCTGAACGTCCCCTTCACGTCGGTCTTGGCCTCGGCCTCGTCCAGTCCCTCCAGGTCGAACTCGGGGCGTCGCCGGCGTTGGTCCTCGCGGTCCATCGCCGCCAGTTCGCGTTCGAGTTCCGCTTGTTCGCGCTGGGCGGCCAACTCGGCGGCCCGCTCCTCCAGCGCCCGCTGCGCCGCGGCTACGCGCTCCTGGTCGCCGGCGTTGGCGGCCTCCATCTCGCGCTGCCGCTCCCGGCGTTCCTCCTCCTGCATCTGGTTCAGCGCGTCTTCCCGTTGCTGTCCGGCTTGCCGCGCCTCATCGACACGCCGCCCACGTTCCTGCACCCGGCGGTTGAGTCGCTCGCGCGCCTCGCGGTTCTGCTGCTCGACCTCGCGGTTGATGGCATCGACCTCGCGCCGGGCCGTGGACGGGCTGAACAGGTTCCGCACCCGCGCCCAGGCCCGGCGGAAGAAGCCGACGAACTCGTTGAAAGCGATCTGCAAGCCTGTGCAGAAGGTGTCCCAGCCGTCGGCCAGGGCGTTGACGACGGTCCAGAAGGCGACCTCGATCCCCGTCCAGGCGGTGTTGAAGGCGCGGGCGACGGTGTAGACGGCGCTCCAGAACAGCTCGACGAAGAACGACTTGAAGCTGCGCCACGCCGCGGTAATAGCAGCGATGCCGGTTTCCCAGACGACCTGGATGCCGAGCCAGGCGACCTCCATCGCCCCGGCCAGGTCGCCGGCGGCGATGGCGTCCTGGATGCCCTGCCACGCCGTGCCCGCCACGCCCAGCAGTTGCTCGAACCCCTCCCCCAGGAACTCCAGGGCCGCGTTGCCTTCGTCGGTGGCGAAAAGGACGGCGGCGGCGATGCCGCCTACGGCCACGACGACGAGGCCGATGGGCGACAACAAGAATGCGATGGCCACGGCCAGAAGCTTGACGGCAATCACGGCTGCGGAGATGGCGAAAGTCACCAGCCCGAAGGCCGCGCCGACGGCCGAGATAATTGGCCCGAGGACCATCAGTGCCACGCCGACTCCGACAATTCCAGCGACCACTGCGGCGATGATCGTGATGACCTCGCGGTTCTCGTCGATCCACGCCGCGCTGTTGGCGGCGACGCGGGTCAGCCACTGGGCGATGGCCTGGAGGGTCGGGGCCAGCGCAGCCCCCACCATGAACGCGACCTGCTTGAGCGACCGCCACAGGCTGGATAGCGCGTCGCCGAATGCCTCGGCCGCCTGGGCGTCCTCGGTACTCATGGTCAGGCCCAGGCCGTTCGCTTCCTGGCGCAGCTCCTGAATACCCTGAGCGCCGGTGGAGAGCAGCGGCAGCAGGCTGGCCCCGGTGCGGCCGAAGATCTCCATCGCAATGGCGGCGCGGTTGGCCGGGTTCTGGATGCGCGACAGGCGATCGGCGATCAGCTCGAACTGCTGGTCGGGCGACAGGCCGTTCAGGTCGGCGATGGTCAGGCCCAGCCGCGCCAGATTCTGCCGGGCCGAGGCGGAACCACGCGCCGCCTCGATGATATTCCGGCTCATCGTGCGGAGTCCCTTCTCCAGGTCCTCCGCGCCGGAACCGGACTGCTCGGCGGCGTAACGCAGTTCGGACAACGCCTCGACGGCGATGCCGGTGCGCTGGGACATGTCAAGCATGTCGCTGCCCATGTCGGCGAACAGCTTGGCCGCGCCCAGGAAAGGAAGGGCAAGCGTCACGCCCAGGCCCGCGAGCCTGGCCCCCAGGGCGGTGATGCTCGCGCCGAACGCCTTCAGTCTTGCGGACGCGGCGTTGAGCCCCTTGACGAGCCGACTGTCCCGGACGAACAGTTCGACATAGGCGGCACCGGCACGAATTCCCGAGGCGGCGGCCATCGTCATCTCCGATCCACAAACACTTGCTTGAGCACGTCAATCGGCACCTTGCGCACGGCCAGCTCGCGCCGACGGTGGTAGGGATTGAAATCCGCCGGTCTGTACGGAGCGGGCTTTTTACGATGGTCGCGGTGGACGTTGGCGGTCAGCGCCAACTGAGCCGACGTGTGCGCCCAGCGCTCGCGGCTCCGGGCCTCGGCCATCAGGCAGAGTTCTCGGAGGGTGAAGGGCCCGGGGTCGATGCCGAGGACTCCGGCGCAATGCCAAACGAGCGCAACAACTTGTTCGCTTCGCGGTCGGCGTCGAAGGTCTCCAGCACCTTCTCGGCCCGGACCATCAGCCGGTCGCGGACCTTGCGGCTTTCGGACACGATCTTCCGCAGGCTGCTCCGCGCCCTCGCTTCGGGGAAAAAATCGATCAATTCCTCCAGGAAGGCGTCGGTCGCCAGGGTGATCGCATCGCCCGCCAGCGCGCGGCCGAAGTCCTCATCGCTGATCGTTTTGGCGTCCGCCTCCTCCTTGCAGAGGCAATACAGCACGTCGGCGAGCATCACCGGATCGCCGACCAGTGCCCCAAGCGGCTTGAAGCCGTCGTCCACGAGCTTGTACAGATCGACATTGAGCAGGCCGCGCACCCGCTTGATCGCCGCCACGTTGATGGCGATGCTCCAGGTCCGGCCGGCGTTATCGTTGAAGGTTCGCATCGATGTCTCCAAGACGGTTACCTGGCCACGCGGATCGGGATCGGGAACGGCTGCCATTCTCCGTCGCTATTGGCGGGCCAGGTCCGCAGCGGGATCGGCACCGGCTCCCACGTCTCGTCGGCGTCCGCCCCTCGGGGCCTGGTTTTTTGGGCGATCTGCGTCGAGCAGCCCCACATCGACACCTTCCGGCCCATGCCGCTGGTGCAGCAGACGACCGAGATGAGTTCGTTGGTGTCGCTGCGGAAGATGCCGCCGCCGGAGTCGCCCGACGACACGCTGAGGTTCATCCGCAACTGACCCTGGGCGTTCTCGCGGTCGGCCACGGTGCCGTCCTCGCGGTTGCCCGGCTTGTCCACGCCGTAGCCCATGTGCCAGACCGCCGTGCCCGGTTCGGGATTCTTGGCGGCGATCAGGGCGTAGGGGAGGTCGGTGATCTCGTCGTCGGTCACGCACCAGGCCACGTCCGGCGTCTTGTGATGGGAGACGACGCGAATCCCGAGCGACCGGCCATCCTTCAGCGTGAGGGTGCCGCGGGCCCCGACGCCCGAGACGCAGTGGGCGGCGGTCAGCACGTCCCACTTGCCATCCGCGCGACGCGGGCCGATCACCGTGGCGGTGCAACCTGCGTTGCCGAAGCGGATGCGGCCCAGGGCGTTGACCGGGTCGAGCTTGCCGTCGCCCGGCGGCTTGGGATCGGGCTTGGGCGGAACCGGAGGAACCGGCGTGCAGGACTCGATGGTCACGGTGACGCGGGCTTCCTCGACCGAGAGATTGCCGTCGGCGTTGCTGATGACCAGCAACTCGACCTCGTAGGTGCCGGGATGGGCGGCGAACTCCAGGACGCCGCGCGGCGAGGTCGCCCGCTGCACGTCTTTGGACGGATGCACCCGCCACAGGATGGCGGCCTTGGCGTCCACGCCCTCGGCCTTGAGGCGGACCAGCGCATGGGGCTTGTACTTCGTCTCGCCGCCGATGCGAATCGCATCCGCCCGCGCCGCACCTGGGGCGAAGGCCAGAACCAGACCAACCAACAGAACCGAACGCATGATGCTTCCTCCAAGTAAGGTCAGGGGACGATGACCCAGGCCGGCGGCGTGACCGAGTACGTCGGCTTGACGGTGACGCTGACGGTGATGGCTTCTTCCAGCGCCTCGTTGCGGCTGAAGTTGGTGACCATGCAGGTCGCCCGCAATCCCTGCGAGCCGGACGCGGCGATGTCGCCGTCCATGACCGCGAACTCCATCGCCCCGCGATTGAGAAAGGTGTCGCGGATCGCGCCGAAGTCGTCGTCGGCCGTGTCCCAGACCATCTCGAACTCGATGGAGCCGTCCTTGAGCGTGGCGACCGTGGCCCGCCAGCCGGCGTTGCCGCGCGTGGTCACGTCCGCCTCGCCGGCCTCCAGGTTCAGGGTCACGTCCTTGACGTTGTGGATCTCGTTCCACACCGGGGCGGGGATGGTGCCCGTGTTGCGGTAGAGCTTGGCGTCGAGGCCGAGTTTCACTGCCATGATTGCGTCTCCTAGCGAACCGAGTCGCGCCACAAACCGGGCAACTGCTTCTGTTCCTGCTCGAAGGCCGGCCCCATGAACGGGCGCGGCCGGTAGCGGACGCGCCGCGTCTTGCCCCGGACCTCCAGGTCCGTCGCGCCGCCGTGTTCGAGCAGTCGGGGCGCTTCGGACTCTTCCTTCGTCAGCGTCGGCCCGATGACCACGCTCTTGCGCTGCGGGTCGTAGGCGAAGAAGATGAACTTCCGCAGAAGGCCAACGTGCGAGTAGGGCGGCGTGCCGGGCGGACTGGTCCCCTTGCGCTTGCGGATCGAGGTCTTGGCACGCTGTCGGACGAACGCGCCGAACTTCGAGAACACCCGCCGCGTGCCCGCGTCCACCGACCGCTTCACCTTGTCGCGGTCGAAGAAGCCGCCTTTCGCCGCCTGGAAGGTCATTCCGATCATGCTCACCTCCACACGCGGTAGGTCAGCGTGATGACGCTCGTGAACTGCCGGAACTCGTCCAGGTGTTCCAGCGAGTAAACCGGGACGTTCTCGACCTCGGTGGAGCGGGCTTGCGGGTAGCCGGCCAGCGGCTCCGACCGGAAGTGGTCGGCGATTTCCTCCACCAGTGCCATGAGCGCATCGAGGTTCCCCGGCGTCGGGTCGAGCTTTTGCTGCACCGCCACGTCGATCTTGTAGTCGAAGCTGTCGCGGTTGCGGTCGAGCCCCTTGCTCGTCACCGACCGGGGCACGACGCTCACGCGCAGTTCCGTCATCTCCGAAAGCTCGAACTGCGGCTGGTAGTGCCGCTCGGCCGTCACCGGCTGGCTGAACGCGGTCGCGTTCAACTGGGCGACCACGGCGTCGGCGATGTCGAGGATCGTCGCGGCCACTACTCGACTCCCACTTGCTTGGTGTGAATCCGCAGCAGCTTGCGGTACACGTCCGACCAGCGCCAGGGCGGCTCCTTGCCAGGGGCCATCACCTCGTACACAAACGTTTTGCTTCCGACTGTTTCCCGAACCTTGTCGCCCCGCTCGGGCAGCACTGCCCCCGCGCCGAGGACGAGGTCCGACGCCTGGATCAAGAAGTCGCGGTCGGTCCACTCCATCCGCACGCCACCATAGCCGTCGTCGAGCTTCAGCAGCGTCCGTCCGATGGTCGCTTGCACCGAGACTTCGCCCGCCCCGCGGCGGTACACCACCAGCCGCGCGGCGTGCTCCTTGAGCTGATCAGCGAGCCAGTCGGAGCCGAATTGAAGAAGGTCGGGCATGGCGTCCTCACTGGCTCATGCGGACGCGGACCGTGGCGTCACCGTCGGCAGCAGCCTTCACGACCTTGCCGAGCTGCTTGTTGCCGGCAGAAGTCGAGGTGGCGACGTTGGCGGCGTCGTCCCAGTACACCGTCGTGCCCGCCGCCAGCGCCGAGCCGCCCCCGGTCGCCTTGGCGAAGTCGAAGACCCCTTCGACCACCAGAGCGCCGAGCTGGTTGGCCGGGATGGGCTGCTTGGTCACCCCAACCAGGTCTCCCTGGACGACTACGTCGCCGGCCGCCACGTCCGCCGCCGGCGTGTAGTCGATGGAGCAGCCCTCGTGAATGAAAACGGCTTGTGCCATTGGTTGGTCTCCTTGGATTACGCCTCGCCTTTGGCTTTCACGCCGCCACGCGGATCTTGCAGGGCGACGCCGAAGTCGTGGTAGCCGCGCATCTGCACGCCCAGGACGTGGAAGTCCGCCTCGGCCGTCTCGATGGTCGGGGCCTCCTGGCCGTTCAGGAACGCCACCTCGATCACCGGCAGGTCGGTCGGCTCGGCCAGCAGGTACCACGCCTTCGCGGAGAAGCCGGGGTACTTGGCGTTGGCCAGGTAACGACTGACCTCGACCCGGAACTTGCCCTGGTGCGGGTTGGTGATCGGGTACTTGGCGGTCGAGGCGTTGTCGCGCAGCTCCAGCGACTTGAACAACTGGGAGCCGATGGCCGACAGGGCGGTCGGCACCAGCAGGATCGCGGGCATGACGCCGATCGGCTTGCCGTCGCCGTCCACCTGGTCGAGGAAGGCGACCTCGCCGGCGGTCAGGCCGTCGATGCCGAGCGCCGTCGTCGCCCCGGAGATGAAGTTCGCGTTGCCGGCGGTGAAGAACGCGGCGTTGTTGAGGAAGGTCGTCCAGAACACGTCGTTGATCTTCAGCCCCGAGCCGCGGCCGAGCTTCTGCGGCACGGTCGTGATCGCGCCGAGGTCGTCGTTGATCACGTCACGGCGGTCGATGGACAGCATCAGGCCATAGGTGTCGGCCCGGTTCGAGTACGTCTCGTTGCCGAGCGTACCGTGTTTCAGCTCGCCGCCCGGCGCGACCAGTTCGTACTGGTCCTTCCCGATCAGCCGGTAACTGGTCACCGTCTTGAAGTCCGAGACGTTCCGCACAGCGCAGACGTTCCGCCAGGTGCGTTCGACCGAGAAGAAGCCGTCGAGCAGGAACTTGTTGGCGACGTTGGACAGGATGCCGCCGATGTCCACTGTCGAGAACGCCGCCTCAATGCCCCGGCCAAAAGCGTAGCGCAGGACGGTGCGGTGGTCGCGGAAGTTCCGCCCGGTGTAGCCGTTGGCCCAGGCCGCTTCGAGCAAGAGTTCCTGCAGACCGATGCCGCCGCGGAACCGGCGGGCCGCCAGGTCGAGCGTCTGCGGCTCGAACAGCCGTTCCACGCCATCCAGCTTGGCGGTGAGCAGGCATGCCGCCTCCAACACCGCCCCATTGACGCCGGCGTCGCCCGACCCGATCACCGGCGAACGGGGCCGAGTGGAACGCAGCACTTCCAACTCGGTGCGGGTGGCGTCCCAGCCATCGCGGATGGCCTGGCCCTCGATCTCCGGGAACCGCCCGGCGCAGATCCGCCGCACGGCCGTGATCCGGTTGGTCTCGGCCAGGGCCTGCGCCCGGACCACCTCCGCGCTGATCTCGGTCGCATCGGTGTTGGCTTCGCTCGGCACGGGTGCATCCTCCAGATTCTGCGTGGCCGCGACGCTGGCCGAGGTCTTCCCGTCGGCCCCGAGGTCCACGAAGCTGATCTCGCCGAGGGTCGCCTTGCGGACGACGTTCAGGGGACCAGTAAAGGTGCGGCCGTTGACCAGCACCTGCTGGCTCTCCTTGACAAACTCGAACTCCTCGACGCCAGCCCCCACGGATGCCTGCCAGGGGAAGCCATTTCGGGCCGAGGCGACCACCTCGCGGGCGGCGGCCGTGTCGCGGGAGACCAGGCCGGTTGCGACCAGTTGCCCATCTTCGACCCGCACCGCATCGGTGTGGCCGACCCCAGCGAGCGGGTCGTGGCCGAAGCGGATCGGCCGCGACTGCGACGGAATCGACAGCCCGGCGAGGTCGATGACGACCGGGTGCCGCCAGCCGGCGACGCGCATCGGTGTGCCGGTGTAAGCGACCATGCGGAAACGCGGCAGGGTCGTGCCGCCTTCGCCCGCGGCCTCCATGTCGATAGTTGCGGTGGCTTCGAGGCGAAGTTGGCGGGGCGGCTGATCGTCAGTCGTCCGGCGTGGCGACGGGTTCGGCATCGTCAGGTTCCTCCTCAGGGGTCGGCTCGGCCTGCGCCGGGGTCAGC